AACCCCCGCAATCCGTATGGATTGCAGGGGTTGAAAAAAATGGAATGCCGGGTTAGTCTGCGGCGGTCATCGTGTCGATACGAGTCACGGCCTTAAGCTCGTCCAAGGTGAGGGTGCGGCCGAGATTCGTCTTCACGTCCGTCAAAGTGACGGACGTGCCGGAATCATCGAACGTGGCGAGCACGCCACGCTGGTAGTCGCGCCAAGATTCGGCGGTGCCGTCAGCGCTGGAAAACTCCAATCCCAATCGGCACAATTCCGCTCGCACCGACTCCTTCGGCGGACGCAAATCAAGCACGCCAGACGGCTCGGCGGGCGTCACGGTAGGCGCGGTATCGGTAGTGGTCTCAGTGGTCACATCGGCCATAATCAATCTCCTTATTGTTGGTTGTTTTGAGGTCGTGGCATGAGGGATTGGTAAAATCTCTCCTCGCACTCGTCCAGATTTGATTGACTGGACTCGTCATTGAGGAAATCGTCCAATCCCTCAATGTCCTTGGTCACGGTCACGTCAATGCCACTCGACGGCTCCTCATCGGAGTCATCAGCGGACAGTGTGGCAATGAGATTCGCGTCCGTCTCATTCGACATGACCGGCAGATTCATGCCCTCACGCGTCCTGTTGCGTGCGGCGGTCAGCGGGTCATTCAACACTTCCCCATCGTCGGACATCATGCTCACGCCGGTCGCGGAATCCGCCAAAGCCGCCTCCAACGCTTCGAACGCTCCGGTCCACACGCCCCTGCCGGTCTTCGGGTCATACCGGCTCGTGTCCTCCCTGCCCTGCATGATCGCGGCTATCGCTTCACGGGTCGAAGCCAATCCGAGCAGCGCCTTCCACGATGCGACCACATCAGGCGTGAAGACGAAACTGTCCGACCCGTTCACCGGCGGATCGCATCGGATGATGCACAATCCGTTCTTGTCCCGTTCAAAGGTTGCTGACAAGATTTCCTCCAATCATTTGACCAAATAAGCCAGGAATTCCGCGTAAATATCCACCGGGCAAGGCTGGTCGGCGTTGTAAAGCTTCAACTGGAAGCCGCTCTGCTCGCCCGTATTGCATGGGTGCGCGATGATGCCCGCCCAATCGCTGTCCGCGTTAGCGACAACGTAATAGTGGCCGTATTTCGTCGGACTGAACGTGCAGTTGACTTGCATTGCCGCGCCGTTCGCGATGCTCTGGCCGGGATTCGGATACCACGCCTTCCACGCAGCCTGGGCATGGAACGTAAAACGGTTCGTGATGCCGCCAAGATAGCCGCCGAGATACACGTATCCGGTGCCGATGTTCGCGCCGACTCCGACCTCGCCGTTCGCGTCTTGCGCTTCGAGCCAGCACTCCGAACCGTTCGCGCTATCGCCGGACAGAGTGAGGAAAGCGCTGCTTTTCTTGCTCTCGTCCGGCTCGTCGTAATCCGTGTTCGCCACGGCATGCACTCTGGATGTGACGCCGCCGCTGCCGGTACCGCCTTTCTTGCGCGGCTTCGATCTGAGAGACAGGAACGCGGCGGGGTCGTTCTTGCTCACGTGTCCGCTCCACAAGTCCAGTTCGCCCATCGCGCCGACCTGATTCGACTGGATGACAGAAGCAATGGCCGGATGCGAAAAGTAGGCGGTGGACCCGTTGTAAGCCGGGAATTCGATGCCATCACCGGTGAAAGTCTCAGATCCGCCGATGATGTAGGTCTGATAATCCGGACTGATACGCACCCTGTGCCCGCTCGTGCGGGTTTGGAACGTGCCGGTCAGCACATTGCTCTTCCCCTCGCCGTCCAGGTAGACGGTGCGGTTGTGATTGCTGTCCCACATCTGCAAGGCCGTGCTATTGAGCTTCATGCCGGTGTTCTTGGCCTCGGAGCTCTGGAAGACGGCGCCGGTGAACACATAGCCCTTGAACTGGCCTGCCGCCACCTTGTCAGACGTGATAGTGCCAGCCGCGATCTTGACGGCCGTCACACTGTTTGCCGCGAGCTTGTCGGCGGTTATGGCACCGGTCACAATCTTGGACGCATTGACCGAATTAGCAGCCAATTTGTCGGCATTCACGACACCAGCCGCCAAGGCAGCAGTGGTCACGGCATTAGCCGCAATCTCCCCGGCCTGAATCTTGTGGACGTTGAGCAAGGCCACGGTCATATCTTCCGTGACCTTGAGCTTCGCAGTGGTGACGCTGTTCGCGGCGAGCTTGTCTGATGTGATGGCCAGTGCGACGATGTTCCGAGCCTGCACCGAGTTGGCGGCGAGTTTCGCGGCGGTCACCGCATCAGCCACCAATTTCTCCGTCGTGACGGAGTTCGCGGCGAGCTTGTCCACTGTGATGGCATTGGCCTTGACCTTCTCGGCGGTCACGGAGTCGGCGGCGAGATGCTTCGCGGCCACCGTGCCGGCAGCCAGAATGTTATTGGCCACGAGGTCGAATGGCGTGAAGCGCGTACCATCCCACGTCAGGACTTCGACGACGCGATCTGTGAGCGGCACCAAGACACTTGGAGAAGCGTTCGGTGCGCCGGTCCAGTACGTGTAAAAGTCCGCGAGCATGGACGGCGAATTATTCTTCTCCCCCTGCCAACGAGTCCAATATTTTTGGGTGCGCCACCACATGTCACCGGGCTTGAGCCCATCATGCGCGGGTTCGTCCGGGCCACGGTAGATCAGATTCTTGCCGTCAGCGGTGGTCTGCGCCTTTTTAGCTGCGGCTTGCGCCTGATTCGCCTGTGACACGGCGTTGGCGGCGGCGGTCGAAGCCTTGTCAGCCGTTGATTGCGCCGTCTGCGCGGCAGCATGTGCCTTGACCGCTGCATTGGCCGCATCGGTCGCGGCCTTGTCGGTCACCGCCGCCCAAGCCGACCCGTTCCACCGTTTCGGCGTGTTCGCGCCATTCGTCGTGTCAATCCACAGTGTTGTCGCCTTGCGCATTGAAGCGTCCGGTGCAGTGCTCTGAATCAGCACGTCGGCCTTGCCATTGGCCACGCCAGCGGCGGCAGCGGCTGCGGTATTGGCCTTCTGCGCGGCATTGGCCGCATCGGTGGCGGATTGTGCCGCACTGTCAGCCGTGGCCTTGGCTTGTGTGGCGACGCTCGACGCATTCGCGGCTGTGGTCTTGGCATTGGCCGCATCGGACTTCGCGGTGGAAGCGTCCGATTTGGCGGAAGCCGCGTCGGACTTGGCCGCATTGGCCGAAGCGTTGGCCGTGTTGGCCAATGTCTCCGCATTGCCGGCGGTCTTCTTCGCGCTCTCGGCGGCGGTCTGGGCGGCATTGGCCGCATCCTTGGCCTGACCTGCGGTCGCGGTGGCACTCTTAGCGGCAGTCTGAGCCGCATTGGCGGTATCCTGTGCCGTCTTCGCCGCGCCATTGGCCGTATCAGCCGTGCCCTGCGCGTTCTTCGCTGCGGCATCGGCATTCTCAGCAGCCTTCCTTGCGTCGGTGGTCTTCGCGGCATTGTCCGCGATGTCGGACTTCGCCTGAGCGATTTCGTCGGCATTGCGCTCCACGTCGGCATAGCCCATGTGGTTCCAAGCGGCACCATCCCAGACAAGCGTGTCAATCACACGATCGGACAAGGGCACGAGCACGGAAGGAGAATTATTGGCTTCGCCCTGCCAGTAGGTGTAGAAGTCGGCCAAGAGGCTCGGTGAGTTGTTTTTCTCGCCTTTCCACCTCGTCCAATACGCCTGCGTCTTGAGCCACAGGTCGCCGACGATGAGATTGTCCTTCGGCTCGTCGGGGCCACGGAAAGTGTGATTCTTCGAGTGGGCTTCGGCATACGCTTGAGCGGCCGACTCCTTCGCCTTCGAGATTTCGCCGTTCGCGGTGGTCAGGTCGCTCTTGGCCTGCGCGATGTCCTTCTGCGCCCGCGATAGGTCGGTCTTGGCTTGAGCGAGCGTCTGATTCGCCGCATCGAGATTCGACTTGTTGGCTTGGATGTCCTTCTGGGCCTGCGTCAGCTTCGCCGTATTATCCTTCAACGCCGTCTGATTGTCAGCCAAATCCTTTTGAATCTGCTTGACCTCATCAGGCGAGACGGCGGAAGCCACGGTCACAGTGGCAATCGCAGACCAGTCAGACTTATTGCCCGCATGATCGACGGAACGCAGGGCGTAGGAGTGCTCTGAGCCTGCTTTCAGGCCGGTGATGAAGTAATCGCCCTGCCCGGACTGGGTGGCGCTCACCACTCTCATTCCGGCGGCATTGACGCCCTCGCCGACCTCGACATGATCGAAGTCCGATTCCATCGACGCGCCGGCTGCGGTCTTGCCATCCCAGTGGACGGTCACCACGCCAAGCTCGGACGACAATACCGGCTTCGACGGTACGGAGCATGGCGTCGTATCCGACTCCACAGTTGCCACCACGACGGCCGACCATTCGCCAAGCTTGTCCGAATACGTCGGCACAGCCCTGACGCGCACCTCGATTTGCGTGCCGCAATCCAAGCCTCCGAAACCGAGCTGCGTCTTGTCGGTGGTGCCGGCCGCCTGCCAGGGCGCACCATCCTTGTGCAGCTTCCACTCGACCGTATAGGTGGAGATTTCGATTGATGTGTCGTTCGTGGCCTGCGTGACCGCGCTCCACGAGGCTGTGGCCAGACCATGCGCATAGCCATCCGAGCCTATATAGGCGTCGGTCTGCACGACAAGTCCCTGCGGGGCCTTCGGCACGCGATGGTCACGGTCGGACGAGGCGGTCGTGCCACCCTCGCTGCCGGCCAACGCGGCGCCACCCGTGATGCCCTTTATCTTCTTCGCCTGCTTGACCGAGGCATCATACTTGATGTCGTTCAGTGCGAGGCTGGCGGATAGTCCCTCGCCCTGGCGCATGCTCAGGTCGATTTCCTGCACGCGCACCTTCTCGCCGTGAGCCACGGTTGGGGCGGTAATCCAGTCACCGGCATGATAGTCGACGAGCGGCAGCGCGTCCACGTCGGAAACGATGAGATCGCGCGTGTACTGACCACGCACCCTCGCAGCATCATCCAAAGTCGACTGCATAAAAACCTGCGCGGTGTCCTTGTCGGACACGCCACCCTGCGAGCTATAGGATTCCCACTTGCCCCAAGGCGCCGGAGCAGCCGGATTGTCCATGCGAAAAAGCAGATTATTGTCACCCTCGACAAGGATGGTTGATGCCAGGTCGGCGATGGACTCCTCGAATGGGGCTTCGCTGATGTCACGCGCCAATTGCAGCACAATGCTCTCGCTCAGGTCACGGCTCAATGCCCTGCTGTCCGCATTCCACAGTTTCAGCGTGCGGCCGGACGTGCGCCAGTCGCAGCCGCCACCATTGACCAGGGCGTCCAGGATGGTCTGCAAATCAGTGCCGAGCGAATAGTACAGAGTGTACTTTTTTGCCCAATTACTGCCAGCCGCGTCCTTGGCCGTGTCGAAGCCCAAGGTCAGACCAGTGGCCACGCCACCACGCTGACGATTTTCGTCCAGCAAAGTCTTGAGAATCGTGCCCGGATTGGAAGAATAAAAAGGCCTTTTACCCTTGTTATCGCCATCGGCGATGAGGTGCGACGAATCATTGTTTTCGGCCTTGGACAGCAGCCAGCCAATCGACTGACCGGAATAAGTGATGGTCTTGGTGCGGTCATCCGTCTTGCCGGAGCGGCCCGTGATGACGAATCGCGCATTATCCGGCTCCTTGAAGCCACTACCGTCCGACACTTCCACGGCCACTTCAAGGCCATCGGTCAGCTCACGGTCGAAAGCCTGAGCGTCACCGGACAGCAGCGAGTATTCGATGCTGATTGCGCCATCATCATCGTGGAGCATGGACGCGCTGAAGCTCACCGGCTCGGCCAGCACACCGATGCGCTCACCGAAAGGACGATAGGCCACAAGACGGGCATGCAAAGTCTTTGCCATGAATCACTCCCAAGATTGCAAAAACCGGCATGTCACCTTGTCGGTGCCGCCGGTCTGTTTGATTGCGAGGCGATAATCGCCGGAATCGATTGCGGGCCACACTTGCAGTGGCTCGGTGGTCCAGTCGACGCCATTCGATGCGTCCGTACCACCGGACCATGCGTCGGCATTGGCCGCCGTCCACGCCTTGCGATTGGCCACATCGACGAAAAGGTAAGGTCGTGAGGCGTCGCGTTTGCCGCCCCACATGAGATTCGTGCCACTCACCGGATCTGAAATGGTCACGCCAGTGGCGGCACCGAAGCGCAATACCAGCGTGGTGATGGGCGCGTCCGACAGCCAGCCGTCGGGAAGCGTGTCGAAAAGCATGGACGGCGAATTGTTCGGCAGTCCTGTCCAGCGTGTCCAATACCCCTTACCGCTCGGCTTCGAGACCCCGCCCGGCAGCAGCCTGCCACCCGACGCGGCCAACGTCACCTCCTGCCACTGCACGCCACGCCAAAACACGTCCGGCAGTTGGAAAACGGCGGTCATGACGCGCAGATCACGGAACGGCCTCTCATCATCGTCCGGCTCGCAGCTCGTGCACACCGCTCTCGTGACCATGCTGCGCGAATAGCCGTCATCCGTTGTCTCCGTTTTGCCGAGCGTGAGCTTCGACGCATACAGGCACATGGCGCGGAAGCGTGCGATCCGCGAATCGGAATCCGCACCCCACGCCGCCACCTTGACTGTCAGCTCCGGAGCATCCAACACCGGAATGGACGAGCCGACGATGAAGCCGTGCCGTCCTGGCACCTGCACGGTGTCAACGATCGGCGACAGCGCCGTGTAGTGCGTCGTGCCAACAAGCACGCGCATCCGCTCGGAATCGAGCGGCTGGCCGTTGAGAGAATAGCTGACCTTCATGCGCGAAACCTCCCAATCACCATTGCGGCATGGCCGCTGTCTGCAACTTCTGCTGCGTGGAAATGCTCGTCGGCGCGATCGCTGGATAGTTGAACGTCTGCGTGATGTTCGTCACGCTCCCACCATTGCCGTAAGCTGCAGCGTTAACGCCACGCGAGGCGTTGGCGACGCCGACGGAATACGAGGCGTCCTGCGAAGGCAGAATGCCAGTTAATCGTCCGGCCGCCTTCTTCACCTTCGACGCGCTCTCGTCAATGCCGACCGCCATGCCCTCGCCGATCATCTCACCGACCTGATCGCGGAACACGCGTGACGGAGAATGGATGCCAAGCCTGCGTTTCACCCAATCCAACGCGTTCGTGGCCGCGTTGACAGCGGCAGTCACGAGCCTGCCTGCCGCGCCTGCGATGCCGGTCGCGATTCCGGTGATGATATTCAGTCCGACGCTACCCCAGTTAACCGATGTGAAACCGCGCATGATCTGGCCGACCATGCCGGGGATGGCGCCGATAAGCCGTGGAACCGACGAAATGAAACCGCTGGCCAGTGCGAAGAGCAGCTGTACGCCAGCCTGCAGGATCTGCGGGAGACGATTGATGATGCCACCGACCAGTTGTCCGATAAGGATCGGAGCCTTGCCTACCAAGTCCGGCATGGCGTTGATGAGGCCCTGCGCCAGTCCGAGGATAAGCTTCAAACCGCTGTCGATGATCTGCGGCAGGTTGTTGAGGATGCCTTGCACGAGGTTAAGGACGGCGTTGATGCCGATAGGGATGAGCTGCGGCAACTGGGCCGACAATCCATCCAGCAGCGTCGTCAGCACGGTCACCGCCGTGGACGCGATCTGAGGCAATGCCTGCACGATGCCCTGCAAGAGGTTCGTGACCATCGTCAATCCGGTTTGCAAAAACGACGGCAGGGTCGACGTGACCCACAATTGGAACTGGGCGAGCAGCTGGGGCAGGCTCGTCGAGATCCATGTCGTCGCGCTGGTCAGCAGCATCGTGCCGAGCTGTCCCAACGCTCCGAGCACTGGCGGAAGGATCTGCATGACCAGTGCCGGCAGCGTGCTGCCCAATGAGGAGAACAGTTGTGGCAGTGCGGCGGTGATGCCGGTGATGATCTGCGCGATGCGCGGACCCACGTTCTCGATGACCGTGCCGACCGAATCTACCAGCTGCTTGGTCAATCCGTTGATGTCGGCATTGTCCTTGCCGAGCTCCGCCAGCCAGTTCTGCCATGCGGCCTTCATCATGCCGACAGAGCCCTCGATGGTTGTCGCGGCCTCCTTGGCGGTGGTGCCGCTGATGCCCATCTGCTCCTGCATGATGTGGATCGCCTGCACCACGTCGGAGAACTTGTCGATGGACAGGTCGCCCATCTCCCCGTTCGCCTGCTTGACCTTGTTCGCGTCCTGGATCAGACGCTCCATCTCGGATTTCGTTCCGCCGTAGCCGAGCTTCAGATTGTCGAGCATGGCGTAGTTGCCGCGCGCCAGAGACTGGTAGGTCTGTTGGATGGACTCGATGTCGGTGCCCATCTTGTTGGCGTTGTCCGACATGTCGACCATGGCGGTGTTGCCGAGTTCCGCGGCCTTCGCAGTGTCGCCGCCGAGCGAGCTGATCAGCGAGGCGGAAAAGCTCGTGACCTGCGTCATGTACTCGTTGGCGCTCACTCCGGCTGTCCGGTACGCTTCCGCCGCGTATTTCTGCACGGTGCCCGAAGCGTCCTTGAACAGCGTGTCCACGCCGCCGACGGCCTGCTCGTATGTCGCGTATGCGTCGAGAGCGCTCTTGCCGACGCCAGCCAAAGCCGCGACGGCGGTGCCGACGCCAGCCAGTCCGACCGTGGCGACGCCCTTCAGGGCGCCGACGGCCTTGCCCGACATGGAGCTGATCGCATTCCATGCGGTGTCTGCGCCGCTTTTGAGCTTGGAGCCTATCGCCGACGCGGCACTGCCGGCGGCCCCTGGAATCTGCGACAGCACGCCGCCGACAGCGCCGCCGACGTTGCCGAGATAGCCGCCGATGGCATTGCTGACGTTTTTGAAAGGTGCTGGTATCCTTGCCGCGATGTCCGAGCTCATCGACGAGAACTTTGCCGACAATGGCGCGGTAAGACGTGACGCGGTGGATTGCATGGCAGCGCCGGCAGCGCTCATGCCGTCGCGGGCTTTCGTGGCGATGCCGGAGAACGCCGACGTTGCTGCGTTTTTGACCCGTCCGAACGCGCCGGAGACCGGCTGGACGATGGTCGCGCCAAGATTCTTGAACGCCGATCCAAGCGAACCACTGCTGGAAGCGAGATTGTCCTGCGCGTCCTTGAGCGCCTTCTGCGCATCCTTCAACCGGTTCTCGGCCTGCGTCGCCCGGTCGGTCATGGTGGACAGCTTCAATCGAGCCTGTTCGAGCCTGATGGTCGCGGCCTCGGCCTGCGTGCTGCCCTCACCATGCTTGGCGATGGCATTGGCGACGCTCTCCTCGGCGGCACGCACCTGATTCGCCGCCGCCTTCTGCTGGAGCATGGCCTGACGGTATGCGGCCGTGGATTTCGCCACGTCACGCTCATAGGATTTCAGCACGTCAGCACTGAAATCGTTCGCCGACTGCTTGAAACCGGTTTTGAACGCGTGTCCGAACAGTCCGCCGCTTTTGCCGCCGTTCATGCTCGAATCGAAAGCCTTCGACGCGGCCTTGCCGCTCGCGCCGACCTCCTTGTTGACCACGCTGCGGAAACCCTTCATCGAGGGGAACACGCTGATGTGCGCGGAACCAAGTTCGCTGCCGAACGCCATGCGGCACCTCCACTATTCAGTTATTCAGTCTTCGTAAAGAGTCCGGAAAACCGGGCTCATGCCCTTGGTCTGTTCGCGCAGCCGCTCACGCTCGGCCTTCTCCCTATCCGCCCGCAATCGTTTCGCAAGCGAATCGAAAGGCTTCGGATACTCGTCGCTGCCAAGCGCGTAGACGACCGGTATCTCACCCCACCGGACCGGATAATCCAAGCCGTTGAGCTCCGCGCCCGTGTAGGATGACGGATCGCCGATAATCTGCTCGAGGAGCGCTATCGCGTCGCCGTAGCGGAGCCTGCCGCCAAGATCGGCCTGCAGACTCCACCCATGCGCCGTGAAATCGGCTCGGATCACGCTCCCGTGTTCGGCGAGCTGGCGGGAAAACCATTGGATTTTCCCAGTGAGGTGCCCTGCGCGCGCACCACCGCGTCGCCATAGTCGGACAGGAGGTTGAACACGACCTGCACCGGTTCGCCGTTCAGCTGCTCCGCCTGCTTGTCGCCAGCGAAGGCGCTCAGCATGCGCTTGAGCTGTTCGACGCTCTCCGTATCATCGGACGTGTTCGAAAGTCTCGTGAAATCGTCGATGCTCATCGACAGTGGAAGCTTGTACGTGCGACCGCCGGGCACGAGCGCCCAATACACATCGCCCTTGATGATGTGGCGCACCTTGTAGTTTTGCGCGATGGAGGCGAACGCCTCCTCATCGTTTTTTTCCGTCCACTGGTCGAAATCCTCGACGGTCGGTTTGAAGTCGGTGGAAGTTGAAGTCATTGTCTTGTCCTATCTGCTTTTCGCCTGCCTGCCGTGAAAAAAGAAGATTCCCGGACCGCGCAGACAGGCGAGATAGACGGTCCGGGAAGATTTTCGTCCGCCGGTCAGGCGGCGCGTGCGGTGACGGTGACAGTCAGATCGGGTGAGGTCACGCCGTCGTATGTGGCGTTGATCCTCGCGCTCCCGGCCTTGACGGCGGTGAGCGTGCCGCCATCGACGGTCGCCACGCCTGCATCCTTGGACTTGAACGTGGCCTGTCCGGTCACGTCCACGGTGGTCTTGTCCACATGGGTGGCGACGGCCTTGAGCGCGAGCTTCGCGCCTTGGACGACCGACGGCCTCGTATTGCCGTCAGCCGAGGTCACGGCCACCGCCGTCACGCTTTTGGGTCGTACCAGCTTTCGATCCAGCGGGTGTTCGGATGCTCCGCATCCACATACAGCGGATCCTTCATCCATTCGACGGTCAATGCTCGCCCTGTGACCGAGCCACGCTCCTGCTGGTCCGGCTCGTTGCCGGTGACCTGCATGACGCCGGCACGACGGTGCACACGACCAGTGTCGAAAGTCTCCTCCTCATACACCATCCACTTCGCATCCTGGATGATGTCGGCCACGTGGTAGACGCCCTGGGCGTCCGACTCGCCGATGGTGATCTTGCGGGTCAGCGCGTTGTTTTCGGCCGGGCTGAAAGTCTGCGTGAGGCTGGTCGCTAACGGCAGCTTTTTGTAACCGTCCTGCAAAAACTCGATGGGGTCGTCGCCGTCGCGCGAATCCTGGTTGCCGCCGTCGGACTTGACGAGTCCGATGCATGCGGTCGACCGATTGTAGGCGGCCGGAAGTTCCGGCGTTGCATTGCTGGGTGCGATCATCTCCGGCGTGATTTTGTTTTCGGTGGAGTACGGGACGATCATGATGGCTGCGGTGACGAGCGCCTCCACCTGTCCCAGATCCATGCCTTGACTGTCTTTGGCCATGGCGTTTCCTTTCTTAGGGTTGTCTGATTCCGGCCGTCGAATATTCGGCGGTCATGTAGTAGTGGCACCATGCCGCGTCCTCTCCGACCGGGTACGGGCCGTTGCATCCGTCGGGCACGACGGCGCAGATGCGGCTGCCTTCGGCGAATCCGATGAGGATGCCGGGCTCTCCGGTCAGCACGCCGTACACGCGGGCCGCCAGATCACGGCATGGTTTCGTATCGTTGCGCGTCCATCCGAGCACGTTGACGCCTATCGACCTGTCGAACGTCACGCGGTTGGCGGATTGCGTGCCGCCGTCATCACGCACGACCACGAGCGGATAGGAACCGTCGTAACCGTCAGGGATACGGTTTCCGACCTGCAGGCCGGGGATGTCCGTGATGTTGGAGCGCAGCCATCCGGTGAGGAATAGTTCGAGGTCGGGTGGGATGACGCTTGCCATCAGACCCTCGCCTTCTTCAGCGCCTTGGCCAGATTGCCGGTCTGCGCCTCCACGAGCAGGGTCTTCGAGTCGTGGCCGACGACCATGACGGTCGTTCGGTGCTCCCTTTTAACCTCCTCGATTCCAAGTCCGTCGCGGTATGCGCCGGTATCGACCGGAGCGGACGCCTTCGCGTAGGCGAGTGCCCTGTTCGCGGCCAGCGTGGTGAGCGCCTTGACTCCGGCGCTATTGAGAATCTCGTCGAAAAATTTCTGGTTGAAGTTGACCGATATCCTGCTTTTCGCCATTTGTTCAGCCCTTTCTCTCCGTCAGACGGCATTCCAAGGTCGGACGCCAGCCGGTGAATGCGTTCGCGTCCTTCGAGGGGAATCCGTCGACTTCCCACAAGCGTCCGTCGTCGGGGTCTGCGCGGATCCGGTCGCCGATTTTCACGTCGGCTGTCGGATCAGGGATGGTGAGGTACGCCGTTGATTCGGTTTGTGTGTCGAGCGTGTCCGGCGTGCGGATGCTGGAGCTGGATGAGAGGGCGCCCATGATGGCGAGCTCGTCCGGAGGCACGCTCCAGTCTGGCTCGTTCTGCGCCGGATTGTACGGGTTGGCCTTGCGTTTGGCGCGCAGTCGCCGCCACTTGGTCACGCCCGGCATACGCCATCCGCCGCCACCGGCATTCATGTCGTCAAGCAGGCTCATGGCAATCCTCCAAGCCTGTAGGGTTTGAGCTTGTCCTTCTCCGCCTGCATGAGCGACACCACGTCGAAGCTCGCGCTGGAGCCGTTCGTGGACTGCGAGGTGACGAGCCCGATCGGGCTCATGCCCGCTCGCTTCGCGGCACTGATGAGCACCTGCTGCACGTCCGGCGCGTCATCGAATCCGGCATGAATCGCGTAGCGGATGGCCGCAACGCCGACCGGGAAGCCACCGGAAAGCGACTCCACAAGACCCGTCTCCGGGTCATAGGCGTAAGCCAGCTTGTTGCCGTCGCGGTCTGTCAATGATTCGATGCTCGTCACATGACGGGCTGGCAGTCGAATCACCGTGCCGCCACGCGAGTTGATGACTCCGCTGAGAGCCGCGTTCGGCATGACATGCCAACCACACTCGCGGCGGATGGCCGACTGCGCGGCCCTGAGCCGGAAGGCGGCGTCATCCTCGAAGGCCGAGGGGTCGGCAATCATGTCGGGAACCACATTCGCATCACTCATGCCGACCTCCACGCTTACTCTGCAGCCATCAGGCCAGCAGCAATCAGAGAATTGACCAGGGCGTCGAATTCGCTCTTGGTTGGTGTGGCGCCGGCGGCCAAAGCCACATGCGTTGCAGGCTTCACTGCAGCGCTGCCAATGTCGGTCGGCTTGCCGTTGGCCCCGACGAAGACCACATCGGCCACGTTGGCATTCGGATCAAGTTTCGCCGCCGAGGCTGGAATCACTCGAAACTGTCGAGCCATATCACGTCTCCTTACTTAAGGGTCAGCTTGACGAAAGCCTTCGGCTTGCGCACGGCCAAAGCCACACGCTCCTTGGCGCGAATGGTCACCAGATCGGAGATGAAGTCGGTGTCATTGGAATTGGTGGCCTCGACCGTCACGCCGCCCTTGCGATAGAAGGTGGCAGCGCCCTTAAAGGATCCGACAATAGCTGTGCCGGCATCGACAGCTGGAGTCACCACGGTGTCCAGACCCCAAAGACGCGGAGTGATGGTCAGCGCGCCACCATTCACGCCATAGAACGGTCCACCGCCGATGAAATTGCCATCATTGTCCTTCTTCAATCGAATGGCCTCATAGTCTGTCGGATTGATGACAAGGGCATCCGGCATCATGCCGGTCGTGGTGGAGATCATCGACTGCGCGTGCAGTACGGCAACGTCGTTGCCGGCGTCTGTAGCGGTGTATGACTGGATTCCTTCACGATTCAGCAGGCCCTTGATGTTCTTGCCGGTGCCGTCGCCGTTGAGCAGCTGCTTCTCCTCGGCGATGCTCAGATCGTAGAGCAGGCGTCCATCGATGTCGGACTTCAGGAATTCGAGGTCGGTGATCATGTCGTTGGATTCCTTGATGAATCCAGCGATGGTGGATAATGCGTCGGTGTGCTCTGTCGCGTCGGCGTAATGGATCTGGCTGAATTTCTCGCCTTCGCCGACGGTTTCGAAATCGCCTTCCTTTTCGCCTTCCACGTAGTAGATGATGGCCTGTCCGCTCATCGAGCCGACACCGAATAGGTTGGTGATGGTCGGACGACGGTAAGCCTGGACGAAGTTCGGGTCCACGTAGGTCAGCAGGGAGCCGTACACGCCGGACGGGCCGCCGGTGACCTGCGTGTCAGTGTTGGCCTTGCGGTGCGGAACCCATTCCGGTGCTGCGATTGACGCTCCCGACACTCCCTTTATCTTCGCCAGCTGTTCGCCGATGTTCTTCACGACGAAATCGCCAAGAGATTCGCCGGATGCGGCTCCGCTCTTCTGGGTGTCCGCCAGATTGTCGGTCAATCCCGCGAAACGCTTATGCACCGCATCCAACGTTTCGATGGAATCCTGCAATTCGTGCGCCTCGGCGTTCAGCCCCTTCAGCTTCTCGATGTCGGAAGCGGTGAGATTATCCTCGCCCTTGGCCAGCACCGCTTCGATGGCGGCCTTGGTCTTGGCGAGACGATCATTGAAACTCATTTGGTCTCCTTGTTGTCCTTGCCGCCAGTGACCAGTTCACGGGCGGATTTGATTACGTTCAGACGCTCGGCCTTCTCGGCCTCCGCGTCCCTGCCCTTATCAGGGGCAAGCTTCTTATCATCCTGTTTCTCGCCGGTCTTGGAATCATCCGGCTTATCTTCGTCGGAAGTGCTGGAATTGTCGGAATCGATGCCTTCCAGCACCTCGTTCAGCGACGCCAATGCGGCACGAAGCTTCTCCTCGTTGGCGGAGCTGATGGCGCGACCTGACTTAACGGCCAGAATCTCGGCCTGCTGGTTCGCGGCCACCGGCACCACGCTGATCTCGAAAAGCTTGATCTGCTGGAATTCGGAATGGCCACCCCACGGGCCATCGCCCTTTTCCGTGATCCACGCGGTCTTCGTCGGCACGAAGCCGATGCTCATCTGATGGACCCTGCCATCCTTGAGCAGGTCGTAAGCCTGCTGGGCGGTCGGATTATCCTCGATGTCGAGCTGGGCCGAGATGAGCAGGCCCTTCTCGTCCTCGACGGCGCTCAAGGTGCGTCCGATGATGTCGGTCGGCTTGCCGTCCTGATGGTTCCAATGGATCGGTATGCCTGCTCCGCCGTCGTAGTCCTTTTCCAAGGTCTCCGCAAAAGCGCCCTTGGCGATCACGTCGCCCTGCAGATCCTTGTTGCCGAAAGTGCTGGCGTAGCCGCTGAAGACGCCTTCGCCTGCTGAATCGTCCAAGGATTTCACGTTGAATCTGAGCTGTTTGAGATTCACTGTCCTTCTCCGTTCACTGGATTGTTCTGTTGCGCGTTCTGCGTCCTGCCGCCATCCTGCGGGCTGGGCTGGCCGCCGGTTGCCACGTTCAGTGGCGTCACCAATTCGTCGCCACCATCAAGCTTCGGATAGTTGAGGATGCGCCGTGCCTCGTTCGTGGTCATGAAACTGCGCCCCGTGGCAGTGCTGAGCGCCTGATACTGCTCGGAGAACGTGCCGCGCAGCTTCGCGTCAACATTCGCTTCGATGTAGGCGTCCGGCTGTCCGAGCGCGTCTGGCAGCAGCAGATTGAGCGACTGTTCGAAAGCCACGATGTACGGCATGAGCTCCACATTCCACATCTGCTCCTTGAAGGAAGCGATGTTGGAATTCGTGCCACTGCGAAAGCCTAAATTTTCTGGCGCGATATGGAAGGCGTTGGCCACGTCTATGCGAATCCTGTCCCTCGCGTCGATGTCCTGCATGTCGATCGGCTTGAACGCGTCCACTGTCTTGATTTCCATGCCGTCGTTGAGCAGCGGCCAGCCACCGGCAAGATTGCCTCCAGCCTTGTAGTTCCTCATGCCCTGCACGAATTCGTCCTGCGCCTCCTGCGAAGGCCACGGCATCTCCTTCGGACGCGAGATGTACGCCGGAATCTGACCGCCGTTCTTCGCTATCGCACGCCGATATTCGGCCATCTCACGAGCCTCCGCCAAAAGCGGTGCGAGAGTGCCGGACACCGGAGAACCGCCGATGCCGGACGTGCTATAGCCCACATCCAGCAGAATCTGCGGGTCTGGCAGTTTGAAATACTGGCTGCCTTCCGGCTGTCCGGTACTGATCTGCACGCCGGTGATCTCATCAAGAGTGTTGCCGGAAAGCGTGAAATTCTGCACCGGAATACGCCGCAGCCACAGTCTGCCGGTCTTCTTGTCGGCATCGAGCAGGCAGAGCCAACGATCATTGAGCAGGCCATCGCAGAGCAGCGAGTAGAAGAATCGGTAGCGTGTCATGCCAGGAAGCACACTCGGCTTGGCCATCAATTGCGCCAACGGGCTTGTGGTGTCCTCCACGCGGTCACCGTCAGGCTGGCGAGTGTAGACCTTGAACGGCATGCTGGCGATATTCCGCGCGATATGGTCGATGACGGTACGTACCGCCGCCTCTCGCTCGTAGACTCCGGCGCCGAACCAATCGATTGGCAGCTGCGCGACCTGCGAAATGTTGACTGGCGATTCGGAGAACTTCTGGGCCACGGATACCGGGCTTTTCTTGAGCCATCTGGAAAAGAACCCCATGAAACCTCCTCACTGGGTCATACGACTGCGAAATGGGTCACGCTCGGCGCATATTTCGGTGTCTCCGCTTCGACTTGCATGGTCTCCAACGCGTACAATGCCTGCGATTCGGCCACTAGGCCGCTGATCTGCAATGCTGATTTCGTCCTGTCCCACACCTCGACCTCGCCGAGCCTCCGGGATACGGCCACGGAAACCTGCTGTTCGATGGCGGGCTGCGGCAAATGCCGTAGCTTGCCCTCGCGCACACGATCGTGGAAGCGGCCACAGCACGCGCCCAGCCGGAAGCCTTCGATGAGATGCACGTTCCAGCCTTTTTCGGTGAGCGGGTCGATGAAATCGACTGCCGGACAACCTTTCGACTGCACCGCAATCTCACAAATGCCCGGCCAGCTCTCACGAAGCAGATCCAAAAAGTGCGGCACCCACAGCATGCCGTCACGGCGAGCAATCAACTCCACGTGCGGCAAACCGTCCGCACGCATTCCGGCAGCGGCCACATACGTGGTCTTACGGTCCGCGCTCGTATCCACGGACAGCACGACACGATTACCGTCAGGAATCGTGGAACGCGAGTCGATGCCGCTGGCCCACATTTTCGGATTGATGAAAGGAATGATGTCCGCAGTGACCCACTGGCACAGGACTTCGGTGCGGAAAGCAGCCTCGGTCATGCCGTCAATGTCGGATCTGACGCTCATGACGGTCATCGGCCCGTAGCCGAGCGACGGGTTAGCCTGCCGGATAGCGGCGGAATCATCCACCGGACACTTGTCCGGAGCGCTCCATTCGAAATAGCCGAAAGAGCCGTCCTGCTCGCCGGACAGGAACACGTCGGCCGGATTGCCACCGTCGGCGCTCAGACGAGTCCACTCGTCAACAAGCTTGCGGCCCTTGTCCACCTGCTTGCGAAGCGCGACGCTGCGATAATCGCCCGCATTGCTGATGCCCCACAATTGGCTCGACCAGACGGCCTTCGTGGTCTGCGAGACGGCATTCCAGCCATCATCAGTATGCTGCTCACGCAACTCATCGAACACCACACGCGCGGCCGACTTCGCTCGAATGTTCTTATCGGCACGGACGATATAGCGGGCCTTCGAGCGGGTGATGATCGCCTCCTCGCCGTTCGTGTTAACGAATTTCTGCGTCATCGCGGCGAGATCCGGAATGACCAGATCCGCTTCCTCATCAGTAGAAGGCTGAGGATTGCACCACTCCTTGACCTGATTGTACGGGCCCTTGGCATTGTCCAACGTCTGCGCCGCACCGACCACCAGGAACTTCACCGGCGGCACCCTGTCCGGATGCTTGTTGGAATCGACGAACAGCCACCATGCGGCCAGCACGCCCATCAGCGTTGTCTTGCCGTTCTGTCTGGCCACCAGAACGATGACCTTGCGGAAACGATACGAACCGTCCTCAAGCAGTTCGAGCGCATGCACTAAAAGCCACTGCTGCCACGGATAGAGATGCACGTGCAGCATGATCTCCGCGAACGCGATCACCGCGAAACCATTGCTCGTCTCCCTCGTCAACGGACGCAACGGCGGCGTAAAGATACGCGGCAACGTAACACCATGCAGGTCATCATCGATGGCACCGAAAACACTCAAATCTTCCGACACCATCGAACGCCTCCTAGCCGAAACGCTTCATGAAATCTTCCATCTGCACAACCTTGTCGCTCTTACGCGCCTCCGGCTTCGATTCAACCTTCGGCTTCGCAGGCCGACCAACCTTAGCAGGCGCATCCACCGTAAGGCCGAGACTCTGGCAATACTTCAGGAAGCTCGGCAGCGACACGTTGTCGAGCTTGCCGTTCTCATCGACAAAACCGGAGAACGTCAGATAATCGATACGCTCAGCCAACACGCGAGCCGCAGCGACAACAGCAGAATTAACAGCCTTGAGGTCAGCGTTCTTCAACGAACGCTCCAACGCCTCCGCCACATTCCGACTCGGAAACTTCGCACTCATCGAAAACACCCCCTAATCTGCCATCGCGCGCGACCCGCCAACAATTTCATTCGTCGGGGAGAGGAAGACCAACCACGCGGGACGTCTTGCGTTCTTGCGTTGGTTTTACGATTTCACCGCCCCTACCCCGTTTGGGTCGGTTTCGAATGCTGTTTGGAATGCGTTGATTGCGTTTTTGAAGCGTTTGATGAGTTCGTTTGTGCTTGGTGGCATCAGCTTGGCGATGGCACGCTCGGAGTCGATGACCTCGTAGCGGTATGTTCTGTTGACGTGCACTGGAATGTTGACCGTGAAGCTGCTGATTGGGAATGTCTTGTCGTTAATTTCTGCGGTGAGTGTTAGGTTGACTGGCTGTTGCATTGCTGTCTCCTTGCTCATGCTGTCTTAATCCATTGCCTGCTTAGTGTTCCGATTGGTGCTGGTGGGTCTTGGTTGCCTCTCAAGCGGTTGCAGCTGGTGTGTGATGGTTTGAAGCCTGCTGGGTCGAATTGGAGTTCAGGGTGCTTGCTGACGGGGAACATGTGGTCGAGGTTGAAGCTGTCATCGGTGGTGTTCTTCGATGCCGCATAGTCGATTGGCATGCCACACAACCAGCAGACTGCATGCTGTGCCTTGCATTGTGTGAAGAATGCGGCCTTGTCTTTTTCGAATTGGCGGCTTGTCTTGCGCGTTCTTCCTGGCATTGATTCACCGCCTTTGGTGCTTCGGGTGGGAGTCGAACCCACGACATCGATGAGGGGCACTGTCTCTTATCACGGGCATTCAAAGAATCATGGAAGCCATGGCCGGTCTGTTCCGTCCTCTGGTATCTGTGCTATCCCTCGTGCTCTGCCACTGAGCTACCGAAGCGATATGAATAATGGCCCAGCTATCATTATGCTGGGCCATTCATTCTACGAACATACGACAGTATAGCATTTCAACGGTGACAGTCAAGTAGTGCTGCGAGTTCGCCGAGGTTGAACGTGTACTGCCGCTTGTGTTTTGTCGGCGTGGCGTGCGATAGTTTGCCGCGTCTGAGCCATTGGCTGATGAGGTTGCGGCTGATGGTCAGGCCGTAGCGTTTCAGTTCCTTGGCTGCGTCGCTTGGCGTGCCGGTGATTTGCACTTGCCACAGTCGTTGGTCTCGTGCTGCTTTGATGGCTGGTGCCGCCCATTCGGAGCGGCAGTGTTGGCATGTGACCGATTCGGCTTCTGGCGTGCCGGTGAGTTGGCGATGGCAGGTGGGGCAGGTGCCGAGGATTATGAGCTCGTCTTCCGGAGTCAATGCTGCCTCGTTGCGTCGGCTGATGTGTTCCAGGGCTGCGTAATCATCTGCTGCAGTGGTCATGTCCAAAATGGTATGGCGATTGCTTAATATGGCGAGCCATGCTTTGCGCCAGCCGTATCCTGCGTATGCGGATCTGATTTTGCCTGCTTGTTCTGCGAGCCACGCTTCGGAATCGGTGATGAGGGCTTGCGCTCTCGTGTCGATTGGCATTGGCGCGCTGCCTCGGCTTGGCGCGTGGCCCGTAGCTCCGATGTGCGCTTGTTTGAGCATGATGGAGCTTAATGCGGGCAGTTGGACGTGTCCAAGTTGGCGGATCATGGTCCAGTAGTCCGTGCGGCATGATGCGCAGAGCAGGTTCGCCGTCGCCGTTTTCATGGGCTTGTGGCAGTGCTGGCATTCGGTCAAAGTCGAGTCTCCTTGTCGTATCGTGCGATGATCGCGGCGACTTCCGCTTTCGGCACCTGCGGCACGAGCGGCGCGATCTCGTCAAGCGCGTAACCGGCCTGATGCCACTTGATGATCATGTCTTCGAGTACTTTCTTCATTTTGTGTCCTCCGGTTCGGTGAGCTTGGTTTTGAAGGCTTTGATGGCTTCGTCGAGTCTTTTTGCGAAGTCGTCGGTAAGCGTGTAGTACGTGATGGCGGTTGTTCCGTCGCTGGTGGTGGTTTTTCTGGTGAATGGTCCTATTTCGCCGTTTTTGCATGGTTGCACTGGCACATCCACGGCGAAGGCGATGAAGTTCGGCCCGAGTGACACTGGTTGCAGGGCGAAGTCGATTCTTTGCTTCATTTTGTGGCCTCCAGATATGGATTGTCGCTTGTGTGTGGCGGGAAGTCGCATTCCTGGTCTTTCCAACCGGCCGCGTAGCCTTCTCGCCATGCCTTGGCCATGCGTCGGTGGTATTCGGCGTCTGTGAGATGGTAGATGAGTTTGGGTTCTATCATTGTGTGTTCTGCTCCTTGTTGAGTCGTTCAGCGAGCCTGCATGCTTGTTGGTCTGGCGTGGCGGTTTCCTTGTCGCGTCCGAGCGCTTGGAGCACGTGTTCGCATTGCCACGTGTGCTTGTGTGGTTTCGAGGGTGGTATGCCGCTCATGTTGGCTCTGCGTTGGCACCAGCCTTTCCATTGGCGGCACCAGTCGTTGACGGTGCGTGTCTCGCCGTAGTGGCGAGCGGCGAAGGCATTCCACGCGTCCGACAGGTCGAGATTCGGGTAATCGCGGATTATGGCGGCATTGGCGTGGGCTTTCTCCCTGACCAGCTGGAAGTCGTTCATCCCGATTTCTTTGGATGAAGAAGAAGAAGAATATTCTTCTTCATCTTTCTTTTGGGTTCTGGTGTTCTGGTGTTCTGGTGTTTGTCCCGATTCTGTTTCGATTCTGCCGGCAGTCTGCGCACTTTCTGCCGGCAGACTGCCAGCAGAATACCGGTCATGCTCACGCTTGCGCTTGGCCATCACCTGCTGACGGCTCCGATTATGCTCAAGGTAATCGTGGATGACATAGCCGCCATCCACGGCCTCGATCAATCCGACCTGCTGCAAAGCGTCAAGCTCCTGTGTGGTGATGTCGAGCACGAATTCCGCCGTGTCCGAGTCCACATAACCGTCCGTGAGGTTGTCGCCGCAGTAGGAAAGCATGATGACGAAGGCGCTGATGGCCGATGGCATGGTACGGCGTAAACGGCGTACCTTCCGGTTGAGATAGAAGCCATTGGCCAATTGCACGTATCCGCGCCTTGCCATCAATCCTCCCCTCTTGTGATTCCGTTGTATTCCATCCAGATGGCCTCCTGCCGTGGCGTGGTGCAGGGCAGGTCGGTGTAGTTGGTGTTCGCCCAGCCGCTTCCCACATGTGGTTTCGCCATCGCATCCAAGGCTTCGGCGATCTCCACCAAGTCCGGTGGCGGGTCGAGCGTCACCATGCCAAGCCATCCATGACCGCCTGCTGAGCGGACACCATGCGGTATCCGCAGTACGGGCAGGTGACGTAATATGCGCCCACCGTCTCACCACAGTGAGCGCATTCGACATATCGGATTGCCTTGCTCATTCCGCCACCGCCTTACGTGCCACTTCGAGCACTTCTTTCGCCCGCGCGATGTAGTCTTCCTGATATCCGCAGATTTCACCGGCGTAATCCCATGCATCGTCTTCGTCCTTCGCCACATAGTCGCTTTCGATGCCATCCCATTCGCAGCCGTTCCAGCAGCTGTTCCAGCAAAGCAGTTTCGCCACGGCCTCCACTTCGGCGGCAGCTGGTGGCGCAGTACGGCCTATGACATATGCTTCGCGAATATCGTATTGATACTCGGATTTGAAGCATTCCTTGGCTTCATCCTCTGCGATGCTCAATTCGTCCTCTTTCCGTTCGCTTCGATCATCGCGTACAGCATTTCACTCGCCGGACGCCGCCTGTAGCTATTCCGCTTGTCTCCATAGGACACGTCGTACAGGCATCTGAGCTTGTCCCCTTTGGCCGTGGGCACCAACACTTGGTCGATGTCTCGCGGAATCTGATGGCTCACACGCAGTTCATCCGCAAGCTCAGGCGTGGTGACTAGATAGTTTTCGTCACCGTAGAACGTCAGCCCGTGACCCGATTTGAAATCAGCCATGCATGACTTGATTTCATAGCAGGAGAAAGTGCCGAGTTCCACACTGCTTGGTTCGAGCACGTAGCCGGGCGTGAAAGGCTTGAATCCGATGTAGTCGATGCGCCTGTTCCGTGGTGTTCCAAGGTCGAAGTTAACCTCGCTCGCCCAAAAAGCGGTCTGATTCCTCAACCTCTTCTCCACCAGCTTGGACAGCATGGCGGTGGTCTCAGCCCTGCTCA